CCGGCAATACAGTCCGTCCCTAGTCGTGTTAATCTATCGTATAATGCTTGGGCATCGGGTCCGTTGAAATCAATTCCCACAGCGACAGGCATAGTGGTGCAGTTATATTGCATTGCTGCATTAAAAGCTCCAAAATACTTTCGCAATAACATGTTAAATTCCATTGGCGAAACATCGAAAACTCGCGTTTTAGCATTAGCAATGTGCTTCAGCTTGCGTCGCTCGTCCTTCAGGTTCTCATAGATAACTATTACAACCTCTTTCCTTTGCTTCAGTCGTTCTTCCATCAACTCTAACTTCTTCCTAAAATCTTCACTCACTTGCACTCCGCGCGCGACAAAATCTTCTTTAAGTTTCGCATATCGCTTCTCATTAGCCTCCCACTTCACATCAAACATAAATTTCTTTCCCTTCGATAATGGTGGCTTATAATTCTTCCACGGTAGTCCAGGCGAGGTGTCTAAGTCCATCGCAGGTATCAACCCACATTCAGTTCCATTAACCATTTCATCCTCTGTTAGTATTCGTCTTTCAATTCCTCTAACTGGCATCATCTTCTTCAAGACGGAGCAAATCGTCATCATCGCCATGCTTAAAGCTGCAAACGGCAGGGCTTTCACTGGCTTGCTAAATTTTAGCAATCCTGCATCATAAGGTGTTATTCCGGCTTCTCTTGCCTGTTCACTAACACCGCCCTGGCGCAAACTAAAAACAGCTGGCGCAGTTAAGACTTCCCCCAACTTTCCATAGAGATACGATGGTCGTATATCTGTTTTGCGAGCCGGTCCCTGTTCGTATTCTTTATTGGCTATACCCACATAATCCACGCTGCCCCCGGTTTTCACCATTGGCGGCCTTTCAACTGCGCTCAATAACCAATCTAAGTCCTCATCCTCGATGCATTCCATCTCATGTTTCAGCTCCCCTGTCAATTCTTCAATCATCTGTTGGGTCACTGGCCTGGCATATCCTAGCTTGCCGTTTCCAGCATTATGGATTCCAGCCACAAAACGGTTCTCACCATCCTTCACATCCGCAATGACCATAGCCGTTCCGCACATTCCTCTCTCACTAACCAATTTATACTGGAATGAGTTCACATATTGTGTCGTCGCTCCATCTTCCTTGATCGTAATTTTATCTTTTCGGTCGTAGTTCACATTTCGTTCACAGTCTGCAGTAACCAATACTGCCTCACCTCTAGTCAAAGTAGCCAATTGTTCGTCGACTACAAAGAACTTCTTGATGTTCTTGAACGCTTCCGTTGAAATCGGCATACAAACAATTGCAGCGTCATTCTTCTTATTCATGCTCACTTCTTCCCTCGTTACTTGGAATCGCGATTCGATACCAGTCTTATCCCGTGTTACGAGAAGAGACACAGTCTCCCAGCCATCTGCCATCCAAAACGGATGCGCATTCAGTAACAAGAAGTGGTCGTACAATCCTAGAGCTTTACCTCTAAAAGTAG